CGGTAGACAGTGCGGCGAAGCAGTTCATTCGCGCTCGCCATCAACCACGCTCGACGGGCCTTGAGGTACTCCTTCACCCAGGTCTTCTCGTCGCCACCTCGCCCAGGAGGCACCGCAGCAAAGCGGTTGCGCACTACTTGAAAGCCACCGTGGATGAGCCCGTCGTACACCACTGCATGAGCCATCGGTGTGACGAGCTTCGCGTCCTTGCAGATGTTCACGGCAGGGAGCCAGTAGTTAGCGTCGAAGACCTCGTCCTGCGCACGGTGCATCACCGGGTCGGTGCCGGCAGTCTTCAGCAGAGCAATCAACTCTGCCATCCACATCGGGTATGCCTTCGACGGGTCTACCTTCGAAGACTCATTCGTTGCGAGGTACGGCATGTACTTCTGGAGCTTCGCGGCATGAGCGCCGCCGAGTTCGATGTACTTCTTGCAGACGAGGTCGAGGCTACCCGACTTGTCCGTACACTGGTGCTTTCCGTAAGAGATGCCGGCGCCATCCTTCAGCACCGCACAGGTCGCGTATGCAGCAGGCGTGGGCACACGACCCGTCTCAAAGATGCTGATGATGCTGTCGATGGCGTGCTTCTGGGCTGGAGTGATGCTCATATGATGTACTCCTAGATGTCTTCGATCCAGACAATGGATGCAGCCACGTCGTTTGCGTTGGCGCTCGTTGCGGTGACGGTCAGGTAGTCGCCGGCCTGCATGAACAGCGCGATGTCGGTGAGGCTTTCCGTCGCGTTTCCGGTCTTCGCCACCGCGAACGCATAGACGAGCGTGCCTGTTCCGACGCTGAACCCCGTTGCGTTCTGGTCGTAAGACGCAGCCGACGTGGTCGCGTTGACGTTCTGCCATCGAGGCGCCGTCAGCGTGGCGTTCTTGTACACCTTGAACAGGACGTTCTTCGTGCCGTCGCACGCCACCGAGATGCGGTCGATCTGGAGCTGCGCCGTAGACTGACGGTTGAGGTACACCGTGTTCGCCCGCAGGGAGAGGATCGGCGTCTCGACACCCGCGCCCGCCGTCACAGCGACTGGTGGCACAGCGAACTGCGCGCCGAGGAACTCGACAGGCCCCTCAACGAACGCTCCACCCGAAGCGCCACGCATCACCACCGAGGTACCCGTCCCGGTGTTCCGGCTCTCCCAGGTCAGGTAGAGGTTCGGGTTCCGCAGGTTCGTGCTGGTTCGGGTGTTCCCGTTTCGGATGATGTGACAGAGGGTCGGACGCCCCGTGAGCCCGTTGACCACGTAGAAGAAGGCATCGCCGTAGCCGAGGTACTGGAACTGCACCCCGTAGACGTTGCCCTTCGTTGGATCGATGGTCTGCCCGCTAGACCCGGTGCCGTCGAACCGGTCCTGATTCCACGCGCTCTGCGGGATGAACTGCTCGGTGGGAGCAACGCCGGTCGTGAGGATGGCGAACGTCCCCGCGATGCCCGGAACCGCACCAGCGGAGAACGTAGACGCGCCTGCTGTTCCTGCCGTGCGCCGCGTGAAGTACACGACGTTGGCGATGGACTGTGCGTCCCATCCACCCGCGGTCTGCGAGTAGTCGGCCGCAGCGATCTCGCTCGCGGTGACGGACGTGTTCGGCTGGTTGCTGACCGCAACGACGACCGGCGTTCCAGCGTCGAGCGTGACCGTGACGTTACCCGCACCAGTAGGTGCAGCAGTGATCGTCAGGGTCTGCACTTCGACGGTAGCCGTCTCGGTGTAGAGGATCCCGAACGAGGTTCCGTTGTAGCCGAACTGATAGCCAGCCTCGATGTTGTAGAGGCCCGCCATCTGCCGGTTGCCCGCAGACCCGGTGCTGAAGCGAGCCGTCCACTTCGCCATCGTCGCCTGACCAGCACGGTACTTGGCGACCTTCTTCGACACGAGGCGTGCGTACCCGTCCTGCGATGTCCCGCTGGTCATCACCGCTTCGCCGTTCGACAGCGTGACGGTGGCGCCCGTACCGTAGACATCACTCGTCACGAGCAGCGGGTTCAGTCCGTAGATGAACGCGACCTGCGAGGTGGGCGTGGGGATGACCGTCTCAACCTCTCCGAACCCAGACAGGGGACCAGAGATCGAAACGCTCGACGGCGACCGCTGTGGGAAGATCTGGCTCATGCGTCACCCTTCTTGATTCGATCGAGTTCAAGCTTCCGTACTCGCTCGTCCAGTTCGTCTGCGTCGAAGCCTGCTGGCAGCGCGAGCGAGGTGCTTTCCACCTTTCCCAGTCGGGCCTCAAACGCAGCGAGGCGGGCCTCGATGGCGGCGTTCGCAGCCTGACATGGCGGCGGCTGGCTCGTCATGGTCTGGCCCTTCTTCACCGAGATCTGCTCGATCTCAAGGCGCTTCATGTCGAGCGCCGACTTCTGGTCGGCCACCTTCCCCAGGTGCTTCCAGAGGCCCACACCGAGCAGCGCGATGATGGCGAGGATGACGACAAGCACAGGGTCATCCACCTTCTGCGCCATGTCGCCAAGGTCTGACACGGTGGGAGCGACAGCCTGAACTGGCTCAATCATAGGAGCCGGCTCAACAGGCTCTGGATGAACGACAGGCGCGACAACCGGCTCAACCAGCACAGGCGCTTGTGGCTGAATCTCTGGTTCCATCGCAGTGTCCTCGTCGTAAGAGAAGTAGAGCGTCGTACCGACAGGGATGTAGCATCCCTCTAGTTCATCTGCTGTTCTGCCAGTCAGCAAAAGCCGAACACCGGCCAACAGGCCGCAGCCCGCCAGGCCGGTGTCTCCGGTGTCCACGTCAGTCGATCAGGTCGCGCGTGACCTTCGCAGCCAGCGGCAGGAGATGCTCCTTCAGCAGCACCTTCATCTCGTCCTTGTCAAGGCGCTTCTTCCCGTCAGGGTCAACCTTCAGAGCCTTCTGAAGGAAGATGACCATCGAGTACGCATCGGTGCCGATGTCGATCATCTCGTCGGAAGTGATGGGCATGTCAGACTCCGTTGTCGGTGGGGATCACTACCTCTTCCGTCCAGAAGTGTGGGAGTACCCACTGCTCCTGCTGGGCCTGCTGCGCGAGGAACGATGGGATGCCTTCGTAGAATCCCACGCACCCTTCTGCCGCACAGATGGCAGCGTTCTCGTCAGCAGACGATCCGATAGAGGCAATCAGCCACTTCTGATAGATGATCATCCTAGCACCAAGAGATGGTAGGCCCCGTTCGCACCAGCAGTTCCGTTACCGCCCACGTTTCCTCCTACGCCAGCACCGGTTCCACCAGTACCGCCAGCCACACTGACAGTACCACCAACCGTAGCGCTCTTCGTGATGATGCCTACGAGGCCACCACCACCACCGCCGCCGCCGCCAACGTCACCACTGCCTGTACCGGCAGACGCATTCGCTCCGTTGCCGCCTCGTGCGCTGATGGTTCCACTGTTGGAGATCGTCGCGGCTGCGATCCAGACGATCCCTGCGCCACTGCCTCCACCTCCCGAAATGAAGGTTCCACCAGTGTATGTGCCGACAGAGGCGGCGCCACCACCACCACCAGCACCACCGTTGAACGCACCGAAACTTCCACGTCCGTCTAGGATGCGTCCAGACCAGCGCTGCGGGAACGATGCGTTCGCCGGAGCCGCTCCACCCGCACCACCGACACGGGTCAATGTGCTGCCGCCAGCTCCACCAGCCGGAAGAACATTCGCGGAGTTAGGCGAACTGTTTGTGTTTGAGACACCCGCGTTACCGGCTGCTGACTGGGCGCTAACCACGGACCATCCGGAACCTGCGTTGGTCCCAGATGCGCCAAGGTAGTTACGCGCAGCGAAACCAGTAGGCCCAACATGGCTCGTGGCGCTCGTGCCATCGTCGTTGATGGACCCACCGGCATTGACCGTGAGTGTGCCACGAACGAAGATCCTGTTCCCGGCGGGCTTCAGGACGCCACCGTTATTCACGGTGAGGTTGTCGTAGTGCATCTCGCGGGTGAGCGTGGTGGTCCCAGTGATGGTGGCGTTTCCGTCCCCACCATCCCCAAACAGCCCGAGGAAGTCTGACAAGCCGCCTGCGCTTGGTGTGCCGTGCGTATGGTCAGCTCGCGCATAGTCGGTGCTCGTCCCGACTGCGCTCGCCTGTCCGTAACTCTGCTCTGTCACCACGGTAGACGCAGGAGTGCCACCGCCACCACCACCACCATCAACAGGAGTCGGAAGCACTTGCGACATCTCTACCTCGTGATCTCAAAGTAGACTTCGTAGTCGAAGATGTTGTCCGCACCAGCATCAGGCCCAGGCTCTAGGTAGAGCTTGCCGTCCGTATCGGTGAAGACGTAAACCTCTGCGACCGTGTCGAACAGACTAGCGACCGCCGTCGCACTACCAAGGAACTCTTGGTTGATGCTGCTAGAAGTCGCACCGCTCACCTTGTAGATGCGCGGCGTGAAGTTCGCAGCCGTACCAGCAGTACGCTTGATCTTCACGCGACGGATGATCACCTTCACGCGACTGTCCGAGAGGACGAGCGCAGTCTGCGTCGTCGCACCGGATGCAGCCGTCGTGCCCGTCAACCGCGAGACGGGCTGCGGGGCGATCGCGCTCATCAGGCCACGCGCAGGACGGTGACGTACACAACGCAGGCACTGTTCGTGCCGACCTTCGTGGAGGTGACCTTGAGAAGACCGCCAGACGCGACATCCATCTTGGAGTCGTCAATGGTGAAGCCGGTCGAGGTGAGCGTGGTGTCGTTCACCGAGAGGACCGTCGCACCCGTGATGGCGTCCGTACCGTTGAACACCTGAACCGTGTTGTTGCCGCCAGCGTTCGCCGCAGTCTTGAGGTGGCTGACGCTGATGACGCGCACCTTGTAGGGCATCGTCACCGAGACGGTACCCGTACCGTCCGCGAAGCCGAACGGAACGACGAGCGGAGACACCAGCGTCGGCGCGGTGTTGTCGGCGCTGTAGGTGGCGGCGTTCGCAACGATCGTCCCGCTGAACGCATTGCTGGCGAGCTTCGGAGCAGTAACTTCACCATTCTTGATGAAGTCGCGACGGATGTACGGCATATTCCCTCCAGATCCTTTCGGACTCCCGCCCTCCAGCACGGGATGTGCTACGCGGGATGCGGTAGACTACCACCCGCACCAGCATCACGCTAGGTCGCGACAGTGAGGTGAAAGGTGCCGCTTTCTAAAGAGTTCAGCCGTGAAGCCATCAGCAAGAACATCAGCATGATGGCGAAAGAGAAGCCGAAGATGAGCCAGAAGCAGCGCATCGCCATTGCGCTTGAGACTGCGCGCAAGGCCGGTCACGGCAAGCTGCCGAAGAAGTAAGCATGGAGAAGGCGCCGAAGTCGGACACTCCTGCGAAGCCGTCAGAGCGCATCACCGGGTCGAAGGCAAACCCGGCTGGTAGCGCATCGGATGCGAACGAAGGCATTCGGCTAGATGAGGACATCGTCGCCTCGCTCGAGCAGAAGGTCAGCGACCACAACAAGGACTCTGACCGTAAGGCCACGCTCGGCATGCTCAAGACCGTGTGGCGTCGAGGGGCCGGCGCGTTCAGTGCAAGCCACAGCCCGGTCGTGAAGAGCCGTCAGCAGTGGGCAATGGCGCGCGTGAATGCCTTCCTGCACCTCTTGAAGACCGGCAGTCCTCGCAACCCGAAGTACACGCAGGACAACGACCTTCTCCCTAGTAGCCGGCAGAAGCGAGTAGCCACTGCTCTCGCCCGTGGAAAGATGGCGAAGAAGTAGATAAGGGACCGCATGGCTCGTAACGGGACTACCACACCGCTGGATGCCGCCGCCATCAAAGCGGCGATGCAGCGAGACAGGTTCGTCAGCATCTGCCGCATCGTCCGTGAAGACGAGAGCATCGGCTCGCTCAACATCACACCGACGCAGCAGCAGGTTCTAGATGCCTGCATCAACCACCGCTGGGTGATGATCAAGAAGTACCGTCAGGCGAAGATCACCACGCTGATGATCCTCGACCTTCTTGGTCAGTGCATGTACAGCCCCGGCGTGCAGGGCGTGCTGATCGCAGAAAAGTACGACACGGCAGAGACTGCGTGGGGACGCGCTCGCTACGCATACGACTACCTACCGGATGCGATCAAGATCCCCACCCGCTCTGGTCGTGACCCTGCCAAGCGCGAGATGGAGTTCGTCCACGGTGGGCGCATCAAGGCCATCACCGCGGCCACCGGCACGCCGGCTATCGGCAACAGCCCCGACCGTGTCGTCGTCACCGAGTACGACGAGTTCAACGATCAGGACAACTTCAACGCGCACTTCTTCCCGTCCGTCGCGAAGAGGCAGAACGCCCGCGTCGTGATGGAGTCTACTCCTGGTAGGCAGGGCACGACCTCGCACACGATGTGGCTCAAGGCGCTCGAGGGGTCGAGTCAGTTCCACCCGGTCTTCCTGAAGTGGTGGCTGGACGACACCTGTACGATCCACGATCCGACCTTCGTCCCTGACCAGACGGAGTTGCGGATCATGGAGGAGCTCGAGGGGATCACCTACCCTCACCTCGCGTTCAGGCGTGCCCGACTCGATACCGAGTTCATCGGTGACGAGAACAAGTTCCGGCACAAGTACCCGTATGGTCCGTATGACGGATGGACGACGGAGAGCGGGAACGTCCTGCCGTCCGATGCTCTGTTGCCGATGCTGACGGAAGCAGTCGCCACCGTGGACGGGCGCGAGCACTACTTCGAAGAGCGAGAGTCAGGCGTCCCGTACCTGCTGACGTGCGACCCTGCCGGCTACGGTAGCGACGGCGACCCGAGCGCCATCACGCTCTGGAATGCATGGGACCGCACCGAGGTGATGTCATGGTCCGGTCGTGAGGATCCGGGCCGTCTCGCTGGGCGCATCATGGCGATCCAGGCTGCGTGGGACTGCGACGTGGTGGTGGAGAGCAACGCGCCGGCATGCGTTCAGGCGCTGATGTCTGCACGGTGCCCGAAGCTCTACCACACGAACTCGGCTCACCCCGGCTTCTACATGACCGCGACCGGTAAGAGCGCGGCGATCGTGACGCTGGTCGAGCAACTGCGGCAGAACGACATCCACATGAAGACGAAGGCGACCATCCATCAACTCTTGCAGTGGGATGGTCAAAGCCGGAAGCGCGGCAAGGGTGAGCATGGACGGCACCACTTCGACCGGGCCATCACCGTAATGATCGCAGCGGCTATGTTTAGGCAGCGGGGATATGGTCTGCGTCCTGCGGGCAGTAGCCGTCCGCATGCGCTAAAGCCCGGTCAGACCTCTGCCATCTCGGTGGAGACGCTGGACAGACTCTTCAAGCCTCGCCGTCGTAAGACATTGGGGATCCACCCATGAAGCTCAACGAGTACCTCCCCACGATCCACCGTCATGTGGAGTCGTTCAAGAGCAGTGAGAAGTTGGCGTTCGATCGCCTGCTGCGGTTCTATCAGGGGAAGTTCTACACCGACCGTGAGGCTGCTGGTCCCACCGAGAGCGAACTGATCGTCACCTCGATCAACCTCACGTTCGCGATCGTGGAGACGGCGCTCTCCTCGTTGATCCCGCGCAACCCGCAGGTAACGGCGCTCTCCCGTGGCCCGTCGCCCGGTGATGCCCTGCGCGGCATGGAGGGCGTGGTCAACCTGTCGCTGGACTCAAGCGACTACTACAGCGAACTCGTCCTCGCGCTGCAGGATGCCGTGCTCTACGGTCGAGGCGTTCTGAAGACTGTGTGGGACAAGCAGCAGGATCTTCCGCTGGTGCGGGCTTGCGACATGCGTGCGGTCTTCTTCGACCTCACCGCTCGGCGTCCGTCCGACATCCGCTACTGGATCGAGGCGACGGTCATCAGCGAGGACGACCTCAAGGACCGCATCGCACAGGGGATGTACAAGCCGTGGGCGAACAGCCTGCAGGGCGACACCTACCCCCGCTGGTTGAACTACGATCTCGGCACGGCTGTCTCTCGTGAGCAGCTCAAGAACTGGCAGAACTGGATCGTCGTGTACGAGGTGTACGACATCGAGAGCAACCGGGTCGTCCACATGCATCCCGACCATGAGGAGCCGCTCATGGAGGATGCGCTGCTGTACTGCCCGTACAGCATCATCTCGCTCAACAACAACGGGCAGGACTGCCGCGGCCTCTCGGACATCGCTCTGATCAGCGACAACCAAGAGGAGTTGAACCACATCCGGACCTACCTGCTGAACATCGCCCGTCTGTCCATCCCGAAGACGGCGTATGACAGCACCGCGCTGCAGAGCGAGGATGTGGCCCTCGCGCAGGAAGCCCCGGTCGGCTCGATGATTGGCATCCGCACCACGAACGGACAGCCGCTTCAGAACAGCTTCTACCCGTACCCGATGCCGCAGCCGCCTGGTGCGCTCTTTGAGATGGCGGCTTCGCTTGAGAAGAGCATCGCCACCGTCAGCGCCCTCGCGGATGCGCAGCGTGGTCAGGTCACCGGGGCCCGCACCGCGACTGAACTCGCGCTCATCGAGGGTCAGCTCCGCAACCGTCTGTCTGCTCGCCAGCGCAAGATCGACACAGTGACGGTCGAGGTTGCAGAGAAGATCGCCTTCCTCGCCAGCAAGTTCATGCAGGAAGAGAAGATCGTGGAGTTCACCGGGTACTCGGACGCCGAGCCCATTCACCCGTCCACGCTCGAGGGCGTGCGCGTGAAGTTCAAGGTGGTGCCGTACTCCCCGATGGAGAGCAACCGGGCCGTGCTGCAAGAGCAGTTCAAGGCTGCGATGGAGTTCCTGCTCAACAACCCGTTCATCGACACGGTCGAGGTCACCAAGCAGTTCCTCGAGGTGTTTCAACTCTCCCCGCGTCTGCTCAAGAAGGAAGGCGCCGCGCCGGCTCCGGCTGGTGCTGGTCCCGCTCCGTCGTCAGCACCGGCTCCCGCGGCCACACCGCAGGATGCTGCTGCACTTCTTCAGGCGCAGGGGATCGCAGAGCCGGCTGCGCAGATGCCGCCGCAGCAGCAGGCTGTCGCTGACCAGGCGGCTGCACCCATCACCAGCGAAGAGGCAATGGTATGAGCTTCATCACGTTCGACCTGAACTGCGAGGACGGCCACTGGGAGATCGGAGTTCTGTACCGACGCTCCGAGGGACCGCCGCCCTGCCCCGAGTGCGGCAAGGCCCGCAAGAACGGGTGGTATCCGAAGGGCGCATCGGTCGCTACCACGGTCGGTATGTGGAAGCCGCTCACGCATGACGGCGTGACCTACGAGACGCGCGAGGACTGGAACGCCTACAAGGCTGTGGTCGAGCGCAACACGGGTCAGAAGATCGTTGAGGTCAGCAACTCGGATAGGCACGAGCGTGCAGACTTCCACAAGCATCGGGCATGGGAGGCGCGACGTGCCCGAGGGATCGACAGCCAGCAGTGGGCCGAGATCGTTCGTGAGCGCAAGAACGGCTATGACCCGATCAGCGGGCGACACTTTGGGAGGTCACAGTGAAGTACGAAGAAGAAGACGACGGCATGACCATGAAGCTTCGTGAGATCTTCACGGCTACGGTCGACAAGGCCCAGGCCGAGGGGAAGCTCAAGCCCATCGAGGATGCGATCAAGTCGCTCAACCTCAACATCGACGCGAAGACGCTGTTCGTCGCCGCGCAGATGACCGACGAGACGAAGGGCCGTTCGCCCGAGGAGCTCGCGTCCATGCTGAAGGATCCGGAGATCGTTCGCGTGGTGATGGTCAAGGCCGAGATGCCGCCGAAGAGCGGGATGGGTGAGGAGCCCACCGAGGAGGAGGCGATGCCTTCTGTCGGCGCGAAGATGATGAAGATGAAGAAGGAAGCCGAGATGTCTGACATGGCTGACGAGGGCATGGAGGACGAAGGCAAGGCCCAGGCGTACCGCATGCGGATGGGCATGTAGTGTTCACGAACGGGCGGGACTGACACCGCCCACACCACCAGTACGAGGAGAAGCATGGAAACGAACACGAGTGAGGTCGTGCAGGATACGGGTGAGCAGGATGCGTCCTCGCCATCTGTAGTCGGGAGCGGTGACGCTTCTCCTGCCGCATCTACGACGACAGGTGGCGAGGATGCCGCCTCTGCGTGGAACGGTGAGCTTGAGAGTCTCAAGTCGCAGCCGTGGTGGGCGAGCCTTCCAGAGAACATTCGTTCGTCCGTAGAGGGTGGACTCAAGTCGAAGTACGGCAACTGGCAGCGTGGCTACCAGACGAAGTTCGAAGAGTTCAAGCGCGGGCAGCAGTCTTGGCAGCAGGAGAAGGCCGCGCTCGAGAAGAGCGTCACCGACGCGAAGGACCACAGCGCGTGGGTCGAGCGTCTCCTTGGTTCGGACGACACGTCGAGCGAACTGAACGCCAAGATCGAAAGCCTCACCAAGGCGCTCTCCGAGAAGGACGGCACGCTCTCTGCCCTTGAGCGTGAGCGCGACGAGTGGAAGACCCGCCTCGTCACCTACGAGGAGCAAGTCGCAGCGAAGGAAGCCGAGTACTTCGACAACAAGTTCAAGGCCGACTACCCCGACATCTACAACGACTACTCGGTCGATGAGAACGGCGTAGAGAGCGGTGCATTCTCGCACTTCCTGAAGCTGATCGAGTCGGGCTTCGATAGCGACAACGCCGCGAAGATGACGCGAGCGATCATGCCTCCTCCGGTGCAGGCGCCTGGTCCTCGCAAGATCGAGCCGCCGCCTAGTGTGCGAGCCACGACCGCACCGGGTACGCGCCCGAATCCGTCCACGACGCAGTCTTCGCGAGAGTTCACGTCGTATGACGATGCCATCCGGTCGCTACGTGCGCAGGCGATGGGCGACGTTGACGACGAGTGACATTCTGTCCGATGCTTGACAGAATGTCCGTCTACTGCTTACGGTTGGTGCAGCCCCCACCGGAAGCATCGTAGGCGCAAGCACGGTAGGCTCCTCTGGATGGGAAGGCGAGCAAGCAGTCTTTCTCCTCTTCCTCTCTCCACAGGAGCCTACGCTCATGTCGGTTTCTATCGAACTTCTGAACACGACCCTCGCGGACCTCAAGGGTCCGATGGTCAGCGCGTTCTACCAGAACGTCCCCACCTTCCGTGCCCTCGAGAAGAAGGGCCGCATCTCCGCTGACGGCGGCACGCTCATCGAGCGCCCGATCATGTCCGGCTCGCCCGCCCGCGGCACCGGCATCTTCAACGGCGACGAGACGCTGGACATGACCCGGTACAAGAAGAGCCAGAAGTACCAGGTGGAGTTCCACCGCGTGGTTCTGCCCATCAACATCCCGAAGAAGGAGCTGATGCAGAACAAGGGCCGTCTCGGCGCCATCAAGCTCATCGACACCTACCCCAAGGTGACGATGGACGGCTTCACCACCGACTACGAGAAGTACCTTCTCACGGGTGGCTCGGCTGGCATCGCGATCGACAGCGCGGAGCTTGCGGGCTTCACGACCTTCAACGGTCAGTTCACGGCTGGTGTCGGTACGGGCGTGACGAACGGTCTGCTCGACTTCGCGGCTCCCGCGAACCAGACGCAGACTGTGCAGAACGTGGTGAAGTCGGCTGCGAACTACCACTTCAACCAGGCGCAGCAGATCACGGCGTTCGCCACGGACGGCATCAGCAAGATCCGCAAGCTGTACCGTCAGTGCGCGCAGTACTCTGGCAAGCCCAACGGTGGCCCGGACATCATCGTGATGGACGACGACACCTTCGGCAACTACCAGAACGCGAAGCTCGACCTCGTGCGTCTCACGGCTCTGCCCGAGAACACGGACAAGTCGAACCTCATTCAGGACGTGATCGGTGTCGGCGGCGTGTACGCGTCGAACCTCATCGACCTCACGACTGACTTCGTGGCGCCGACTGGCAGCGAGTTCGACCCGCGTACCGGTGTGGTCTACATGATCAACACCGACTTCCTCGAGCTGATCCACATCCAGAAGATGACGATCTCGGACTTCACCGACCAGATCGCGCAGCAGGATGCGGTGACCGCCAAGGTCGAGCTGCACCACCAGATGGTCCTCACCAAGTTCCCCGCCCACGGCTGCATTGCCGGCGGCGCTTCCTGATCCACGGAGGATTCAATCATGCTTCCCGAGTTTACCGCTGATGCGGTGTCTGCCATCAGCAGCACCGCGAACTACAAGCTGGGCTACAAGGTCGCCGTCAAGGACTCGACCGGCACCAAGATCTACACCTACGTCAAGAATGGCGCGGGTGCGGACCTCAAGGTCGGTCAGGGCACGATGATCAAGGACGGCAGCGCGACGTGGGATGTGGCTGTCAGCACGACGGCGGCGTCCTTCGCCCGCTTCGTCGGTGTCGCGCAGACCTACACCAACGCTGGCGTGTCGAGCCTGTTCCTCGACGGCTACTACGGCTTCGTGCTGGCGAGCGGCTACGGTCGCGTGCTCGGCATCGCGGCTGGCGTGGCGGCGAACAGCTCGCTGAAGTGCGTTGCGGCTGGTGAGTTCGATGCCGGCACGATCGGCACGAACGACCTCGTGGCGTTCAACTCCGTCGCTCTCGCGGCGGGCACCACGGCTGGTTCGGCTTACATCAAGCCGTAATCACCGCGCTGTGCGACACGGGCCGGTGGCTGGGGTACACTCCCTAGTCACCGGCTTCGTGCTAGGAGGTGAGCATGAACAAGAAGGACTGGCGCGACAGGCTCCTCACCATCCGAGCGTGGAACGCAGACACGACCAAGAACTTCTCGTCTGAACTAGACGACGTGCTGAACCTCGCGCTCCAGCGCATCGCGTCTGATGTGCCTGGTGCGGTCATCCCCGACACTGACTACGTCGTGGTCAACAAGGACTACACGCAGACGGACTTTGGGCGTGGAGTCTCTACGACGAGCGACACGCTGGTGCTGTCGTTCGGGCCGTCCGGAACGCTGAACCCTGCGACGGACGGTACGTGGGACGGGATCTACCACATCGAGTTCGTGGACTCGAA